ATTGCGCAATCCCCGTTGCAGGCGCGTAGCTTCCAGCCGCCTGCTTGTCTGCTAACAGAGTATTCATCTCTGTCTCGGTGTAATAGCGATCGTCGTGCGTGTGCGCAGCAGCGGCATAAGAGCCAGACGCCTGCTTGCCTGCTAACAGAGTATTCATCTCTGTCTCGGTGTAATAGCGATCGTCGTGCGTGTGCGCGTCTGGGGTGGCGGTGACGATGATATTGGCCGACCCATTAAACGAGACACCATTGATGGTGCGGGCCGTTTGCAGAGTTGTTGCCGTAGCGGCATTTCCAGAGCAGGCCGCCGCTGTAGTTGCTGTAGTTGCTGTCGTTGCTGTGCTGGCATTTCCGGCCAAGTTGGCCGTGATTGTTCCGGCGGAAAAATTTCCACTTCCATCCCGAGCCACGATGGCGTTGGCCGTGTTGGCGTTTGTAGCAGTGGTTGCCGAGTTGGCTACCTTCCCTGCCGTGGTGATCTGCGCAAGTTTCGTGTCGGCAATAGCAGCGGCGGCGGAGATGTCGGCGTTGACGATGTTGGCGACGGTGGCGGCATCGACCATCTGGTGGAGGTTGGCAGGGGTGACGAGTTCCCCGTTTACGAATGTTTTGCCTTTAGTAATAGTTGCCATGGGTGGGAGAGTTTTAAGTTTTAAGAATCGGAGCGGAGCGGAGAAAGACTGCCGGAGGCAGCCCGAAGGGTGAAATGTAGTTTCATCAATTAAGTTTTAAGCCTCTGTGTTCTCTGTGTGCTCTGTGGTTAATTCAAAGTTCGGGTTTCGGTGGGGTCGAGGGCGGAGCGGGTGGCTTCGGCGCTGATCTGGCGGAGGATGGGTCGGCCGCTTTGCGTGCGGAAGCGGAGGTCGAGGCCGGTGGCTTTGCAGCGCAGGGGGGCCTTCAGCGTGTAGTCCTCCTCCTCGCCGGCGGTGTTCTCCAGGGCGGCGACTTGGAAGTCCGCGTCGTAGTCAGTCGTCACGGCATCCAGCGTGCAGGCGGAGGCGTCCGGCAGGAGCACGCTGGCTTTGGCTCGGGTGAGGCGCTTGGTATTGAGGCTCCCCCAGCCGTAGCGGCGGGTAATGAGTTCGGAGGGGATTTCGGTGTAGAGGTCTTGCGCGTTCGCGTAGGGCACCTCGTCGCCGTAGTCCAGCTCATCGAGCAGGAAGAGGGTTCCGGCGCGGCTGGCGGCGAAGAGGCGGCGTTGGCTGGAGTAGGCGGCGACCAGTAGCTCGTCGAGGTTGATGGCGTAGGTGTCGCGGCTTTCCCATTGGGAATTTAGGGCGTTCCAGAGGAAAAGGGTGTTGTTGCTTGTGGCGTTCTCGCCGATGGGCACGGCGAGGTAGTAGCGGTTATTCCACCACCGGCCTACGGCGAGGTGCGCGTAGTCGCTGTTGATTTCGTCGATCTGGTCGGCGATGGGGTCCGACAGCGGCTGGGTGTTGGCGCGGAGCTTGAGGTCGAGCTGTGTGTCGAGGCGGTAAACTCCGGCGTCGGAGAGGAAAAACACAAACTGACCGGCCGTCTGGATCGAGCGGCGGGCTACGCAGCCGACCTCGTCGGTGAGGAGCGTGAGGCGGGAAACGGCGGAGTCCACCGTGAAATCTGTGCCGGTCGCGTTGCTGGTGTCGGTGAGGTTGGCCAGCCAGATCGAGTTGCGTAGGAAGACCAGCGCTTGGCCTTCGACCCATGGGTGAATGGCGACAAGGTAGTCGTTGCTGCCCTGGTTGGCGCGGAAGGATTGGAAAAAGGGATCGTAGAGGTCTGGGTCCAGAACATCCGAGATCGCCACCGTGTCGCGGCCATCGGGGATCCACAGGCGGTTGCCGATGTAGCTGGCCCAGCCAGTGGAGCGCAGGGTCTTAAATGTCACGCCCTCGGCAGGCACGCCCGAGGCGGCGCGTTGAAACTCCATCGTCGAGCCATCCCACCAGAGCGGGGCTTTGACGCGGCGGATTGCGATGTCGGCGGCGACATCCGGCGCTGTGCCAGCGGGCACGGCGAGGGTGAAGGCATTGGCCGTAGCGGTGAGGATGTCATACTCATGCCCTTGGAATGCCGCTTGGCTCCCCTCCTCTATCCGCACGCGCTGCCCGGCGGCGAGGCCATGTGCGGTGATGTGGACGGTGGCCGTGGTGCCAGAGACTGCGATGCCGCTGGCGGTGGTGTATTTCCAATCCCAGCCAGGGAGCGTCATGTCGGCCTCGCGCAAGAGGTAGAAACGGTTGAATGCCTGTATCGTCGAAACGCTGTCCGTGGGCTCGATGATCTCGTCAGATGCAGTGCCAGTGGCGGGATAGTTGATCTCCTCGATAGGCTCATCCTGCCGGTAGAGATACGCCGAGGTCGGCCCGCAAAGGACGATGTATTCATTTTCATCGTCGTAATTTGGCGAGCTGAAAACGCCCGAGGCGAAGATGCCGCCGCTGTAGATCGTGCGCACGCGGGCATTGGCATCCAGCACAAAGGGCATCACGAGAGGCTGCGTGCCTGCCGATATGCCATCACCCAGCCGCTTCGCGCCTTTGCGCGTCTGCGCTACGCCTCGGTCGAGTCGCATGTTTTCGGCGTATTGGACCATGCCCGCTTGCAACTGGAGCGGGTTGAGGCGGGAGGCCATGCCGATAAATCCAGCATCGCCTTCGACTATGGTCTGATCGTCGGGCATCTACCTTTTATTGTGCGGGGGCTTGTCAAGGAGGGTGCGGATGGCCGGGGTGCTCAGGCGGCGGCGGTTGTTTGAGCTGAAAAGGTCGCGGATGCCGGAGGCGGTTTTGTGCGGGTGGGCGAGGATTTTCTCGCGGACTTTTGGCAATAGGTCGGCGGGGATGCCGGGGATGGAGTCTGCTGCGGCGGGGGAGGTTTTGGTGCCAGCCGTGCGCTGGCGGTAGCCGGTTTGGTAGAGGAGTTGGCGGCTGCCGGGTTGCCAGTGTGGGAAGTTCTGCTTCTCGACTTGGCCGTCGCGGATGGAGGCGGCGAGGATTTTGGGGACTTCGCTTGGTTCGCAATCGAGGTCGGCGGCGATTTCGTCGGCCGTGCTCCAGCCGGGCGGGAGACTGTTGGTGCGCTTGGCGAGGTGTTTCCAGGTCATAGGTAAATGGGAGAGGTCATGGTGCGTCCGCGCTTTTTATCGAGGAGGAAGTAGGTCTGCGTGGGGGGCTCGAAGCTGGCTTTGATTGAGAGGGCGTAGGCATTGTAGCCAATGAGGCTGCCGTTGCAGAGCCAGTGCCGGTTCTGCTGGTATTGGTGCCAGTGCCCGAAAAGATCAAGGTCGGCTCGGTTGGGCGATTTATTCCATGAGGCGATGGCCTTTTCTGTCGGGATGGTAAGGCCCCCGATGCCGCCTTGAAATTTGAGGCCGTCGCCATGATGGAAGCGGAGGCGGCGGTCGAAGACGGTCATGAAATTGAAGTAGCTGTCGGCGATTTGAAATTCGATTTGCTGGTCGTCGGCGAAGCGGCCTTCGAGGATGCGATAGAGAAGCCACTCGTAGCTGTGGGCGGCTCCGGTGGCGTGGCGGGGTTTGACGGTGGTGCGTCCGTGGTTGCCGTAAGAGGTCGGGATGAGGATGCGCTTGAAGTGGGGCTTGAGCGTGGCGAGGCCGTCTGCGAGACGGTCTTGCAGCCAGAGGATGACTTGCGTCGGCGTCTTGGAGTTCGATTCGGCGAGTTCTTCGTGGATCATCCCGGTCATGAGGTCGCCGCCGAGCCACAAAATGAGGTCGTCGATCTTGGCCCCGTGGCGTTCGATCTCGGTGAGGCGGGCGATGGTGGAGAAAAATTTCTCGATGCGGGTCTTGGCGATGGGGAGCCGGTATTCGTTAAGGCCGTTGACGCTGGCGGATTCGACCGTTTCCTCGACATGCCAATCGCTGGCCAGCGCGATGGCGACGGCCTCGGCTTTGTCGTTCATCGAGACGGTGAGGGGCTGCGGGCGGATGCGTGTCTTGCCGAGCGAGAGCGCGATGCCGAGTTGCTTTTCCAGCGATTCGACGCTGGCTTGGTATTGGGCGAGCTTGGCTTTGAGCGCATCGACTTCTGTCTTGTGGGCTTTGTCTGCTTGCTCGCGGGCTATGGAACTCCAGGATGTTTTCATTCGTCGTCCTCCTCGTCGTCTTCGGTTTCGTAAGGCCACAAGATTTCGTCGGCCTCGCGGCACAGGGCGCGGGCGGCGTAATCGTTGCCGAATTTCAAATCCATGTAGAAAGTCTCGCCCTCCGCTTCCCATGAGACGATGCAGAGGCCGACATCGAAATGCTCGGCGAGGAGGTCACGGACTTGGAGCATCACGGCCTCGCGGTCTTTGGGTGGGGAGGCTTTGGGTTTGCGAATGCGGCTCATGCGTTGCCCTCCTCGACGAGCAGGTAGGGGATGGTTTTCTGCCCGGCGCGGTCCATTTCGGAATAGACGAGGGCGACGAACGCGCTCCACTGGGCGGGGTGGATCGTCTGGCAGCCTTCGCTGCTGGTAGTGCGGGTGCCGCCCTTGTGGATGTTGATGGCGATACCCATCGAGTCGCCTGTCTCGTCGCGGGTCACGGGGAGTTGTTCGCCAGGCGTGGCGGGGCGCAGCGCGGGGTAGCCGCCGCCGGGCTTGGAGAGGCCGTGCTTCCCCTTGCGGTAGCGGTGGACTCCGGGCTTCAAGACCGCGATGCCTTTGCGGCGGATCGAGGGATCGGTATTCGCATTGAAGGTGGCGTAGGCGTTGGGCGATACGAGAAAAATGGCGTCGTCGTAGATGCCTCGGTCGTTCTCGCCGGGCTTGCCCATGGTGTCTCGGTAGTAGCCGCGAATGCCCACCAGCGCGACCTCATCGGCGACGCGAGCTTTTGTCAGCAGGGCTTGCGTCTTCGACTTGGCTTGTTGTGGGCGGCTCGGGGGGAGCATGGGGAGTTTTAAGGATTAAGTTTTAAGTTTTAAGTTCTCCCTCTGTGCTCTCTGTGTCCTCTGTGGTTATTTTGAGGATGTCGGCTTGGGCAGCTCGGGGAGGGTGTAGCTGAAGCGCCCGTAGTCGGTTTCGAGGGAGATGCCGAGGGTGCTGCAGCCGGTCAAAAATGAGATGCAGAGAAAGATGTAGCCGAGCAGCAGGCCGGTGGCGGCGATCTGGGCGGGCGAGGTCATTTCTTCTCGTCTCGGAATACTTCGATCAAAGCGATGATCGCTGCCACGGCGCTGCCGATGCTTTCCCAATGCTGCGGCGACAAGCTCAATCCGGCGAGGCCGCCGAGGACAGCGAGGCCGCGAAAGGTGGACGGCTGTTTGAGGTGCGAGAGGAATTTGTTCATGGGGGAGGGGGGGAAGGGAGTTTTAAGTTTTAAGAATTAAGTTTTAAGGGTCGTGCGGCGGGCGCTTCTTGTTGAGGATGGCGTAGAGCGAGGCCACGCCGACCGCGATGCCGACTAGGAGCGAGGCGATGCGCAGCCAGGCTTCGATCTCGGGAAGCATCGACACCCCGAGCCCCGTCGCCGTAGCGACGAGGCCGGTGAAGGAGGCGGCGGCTTGGTGCGTGTCCATTAGCTGAGGGCGGCGGCGAGCTGCGCTCCGGTGGTGGCCACGGTCGAGCATTGCGCGAGTCTGTCGGTCTGGAGCAGGTCGGTCTTGGCTTTCACCGCGTCGAGCTTCGAGGCTTCGGAGGCAGCGAGTCTGCTGCTCACGGCTTGGTCCACTCGCGCCAACTCGACCGAAAGCTCGG